TTTAAAAGAGGTGTTAGGATGACGAATAAGACAGTGAAAAGTAAGGAACCAACATTCCGAAAATGGAGAAAGATCGGTGGGGGATCTATCAGGTTTCAGGGTCGAGTGATCAAGCCGAATGAAACGTTCTGGGCTAATGATGATCAGTTGCCGGGGTCATTCATGAAGGATATTGTCGAGGTTAGGACAAATAATGCTTATTACCGTGCTCCTATGATTACGGGTTTTTGTGCTGAAGAGACTATGCCACGTTGGGTATTTATTCTGGCTGGCGGACCTTCTGTCAAGGATCTGGACCTGTCAATGTTAAAGGGTCAGTATGTTATAGCGGTTAACAGGTCATATGAAATATATCCTGAAGCTGATGTTCTCTTCTTTGCGGATCGCTCGTTTTACAAGGAACATGAGAAGGGTATTACAGAAAGTCCGATACCTCACAAGGTTACGGTGTGCAAAGCTTTGGAGAAAGTCCCTGGAATATCTGTTGTGAAACGGAGCAAGACCAAGGACAAACTCGATCCAGTTCCTGACTACCTTTGTGACGCTACTTCAGGTCAGATGGCCATCAATCTGGCATGTCATTGCGGTGCAATCAATATTGTCCTTCTGGGCGTTGACCTCCAAGATTCGGGTCCTAAACATTGGCACGATGGTTACCGCCACAACTCACCTCCTAAGTCAGTTAAACAGATGCTCGAGGAGTTTACAGGGGTTAGGCGTGAGGCATGGAAGAAGATGGGAGTTGATTTGTTACATGGAACCCCTGGAAGTGCACTAGCCCAGATAGATTATATGTCATTGGATCAGATCCTTGACTATTCCAAGACCATGGACTATTTTGGTGGATGGTGGCTTCCAAAGGGTGAGATTCATTTCAGAGACATGCTGCAGCGGAGCCGAATCGAAAGGGGCCGGTTGTCTTATCAGTATACAAAGTTGGCAGCTGCTCTTGATATATGCAAAAAACGTTCTGGTATGGCCATTGATGTGGGCTCAAACCTGGGATTCTGGTCCTGGCATATGGCTCAGGAGTTCAAAACGGTTGAATGCTTTGAACCAGTCCCCCTTCACCGGGAATGTTGGAATTTGAACATGGAGCCACTCACAAACTTGAACATTCATTCCTGTGGTTTGAGTGATACACCTGGAAAGGCTGAGATGTTTGTTCCTGTTACCAACTGTGGCAACTCCCATGTGGTGGTCAATGGTTCAGAAACGAATCTGCGGATAGAGTTAAAGACTCTCGACTCTTTTGACTTCAAAAGTGTTGACTTCATTAAGATTGACTGTGAGGGATTTGAACTGCCTGTTCTCAAAGGGGCAGAAAAGACGCTACTTAGAGAAAAGCCCGTTGTGGTTGTGGAACAGAAAGACGAATGGGAAGATCGATATGATTACCCAAGTAAGGGTGCTGTTACGTATTTACAGTCACTTGGGGCAAAGGTTCACAAAGAAATTGCTGGTGACTATATCATGAGTTGGGGGAAATGAGTTATGGGTTATGGTGATGAAATAATGGCATTGGGTAGGGCTGAAAAAATATACAGAATTATTGGGACTCCTGTAGCGATTGTAGGAGTGAGCAAGAAGGTCCGACATCATCCAGTATGGCAAAATAACCCTGCGGTTGATCCCAACTCCAAAGTGCATATGGTAGATGGTCCGAGTGCTAGGCCTTATATCATCAGATGGGTTCATCCCGGACCTACATCACTGTTCAATTCCAAGTATCACGCTGTAGCGGGTAAAATGAAACTGACTGCTGAGGAATGGAAAGCTGCTGATGCGCTTACACCTCCAGGACCTTTCGTGATAGTTGAACCAGTAGTGAGGGGCAGGAGCAGTAAAAATAAAGTGTGGGGAAGTGAAAAATGGGAAGAGGTCATAAGGAATTTCCCCGTTCCGGTTTATCAGTTTGATGTTGATGGACATACAGACATTATCCCCTCTGCTAAAAAGATTGCATCAGCGGATTTCAGAGTATCAGCGGGTGTGGTGTCTCATGCAGATTTGATAATGACTACAGATGGAGGAATGCACCATCTGGCAGCTAGTATGAACACACCTGCAGTAGTAATATTTGGTGGGTTTGCTGATCCTTCCATTACGGGCTATCCCTATCAAGTAAACTTCTACGTAGATTTGGATGAGAGTCCCTGTGGACGATATGGAAAGTGTCCTCATTGTGAAAAAGCTATGAATATGATAAAAGCGGTAGACGTTAGGGATGCGGCTATTAGAGTACTGAAAGCAGAAGGGGGTATTGGATGCCTAGAGTAACGGCTGCAGAAGTAAAACTGATCTTGGATACCGACCTTGACATTGATGTCATTAATGCCTTTATTCTTGGGGCATACCACTCAGTGAACGAGGTTATTGGTAATGACACTACTATTAGTGATGACCTCAAAAAGGAAATTGAGAGATGGCTATCTGCTCACTTTATTGCCTCAACCAGAGAACAGCAGATTTCAAAAGCCGGGGCAGGAGGAGCCTCTGTGACATATCAGGGTACCACTGGCAGGGGTTTGGATTCAACAATGTACGGTCAGCAAGTCTTGGTACTTGACACTACTGGCAAATTCAGGAATCTAACCGTTAATAAGACAGCATCAATTACAGCGGTGTCTAGTTTCACATAAAGGGGAATAAATAGAGATGGCAAAGCCAATAGAAAAATTTATTAAAAAGGTTTGCGTACAAAACGCTATCTATTGGAGTGAGCCCACACCTGATGGTTCAGGGGGTTACACCTTCGATATCCCTGAGGATATTATGGTGCGTTGGGGTCAAACTGAGGCTGTAATCCCTACGGCCACTGGGGAACAGTACGTGTGTGTTGCTGAGGTCATGGTGACAGCAGACGTTGATAAAGGCGGCTATTTATACCTTGGAATGATATCTGATCTTGATATAGATGAAGTGGATGACCCTAGGTCCTTGACTAATGCCCATAAGATTATGAAGTTTGAGAAAGTTCCTATGATATTCAAGACAGATGAATTTGTGAGGAAAGCTTACTTATGAAAACTGCTATAGAGCGAAGCAGCTTAAAAAGCGTTATGAAAAACCTCAATAAGGAGATTAAGGGAATAGAAAACAGAACCTTAATGGGTCTTATCGATGGGGTCTATATCATTCGTAGGGCTGTGGACTTAGAATCACCTAAAGTCCCTGTGGGTGAAACCGGCAATCTGAGAGCAAGTTGGTCAACAGTAACTTCCAAAGGGATGGTTGCGGGAGATAGTGGCACAGCTTTTACCGGTGATGACGCGTCCCAAATGACATCCCAACATGCCAGTGTAGTTGAAGAAAATAAAGCGGCTGCAGCAAGAAGTAAGAACCCAATTGCAATTTTTGGGTTCTCTGCACTGTATGCAGCTCCAGTACATGAAAATTACGGTGCGCACTTTAAAAGACCAGGAGCCGGAGCCGGTTATCTTGTTTCTGCCATAAACAGCCATGAAAAAGATATTTTTGAAACAATAAGGGAAAATGCGAAGGTGAAAAAATGAATGCATCCTCCATGGATATAAAAGATATACTGGAAGCTGAATCCAGTTTGGGTTTAGTATATGCAACGAACTTATTTGTGGGTAAGGAGCCAGCTTCCCCCTCTGGGTGTGTTACAATCTTTGATATTCCTGGAAGATCACCCCTGCTCACACTAGATGGTAAGGGTGGAATTGCCTATGACTTCTCTTCTATTCAGATCAGGGTGAGAAACAGGTCATATAACACTGCTTGGGATACAATAAGCTCAATAAAGGAATACTTGCATGGAATTAAGGGGGAGACATGGAACACTACAGTTTATGACCTGATAAAAGGAGTTGATGATCCGTTTCTTTTAGACTGGGATGAAAATGACAATGCCAGATTTGTTACAACCTTTACAGTACAGAGAAAGTGAAAACTAAAAAACGCAGGAATAAAGGAGGAATAAAATGTCAGCAGTAACAGGTGTAACAGGTGTAGGAGCAATTTTCAGGCGATGGAATACGTCCTTGTCTACATGGGAAAACGTATCTGGAATCACCAGTATTGGTGGACCTTCGATGACAAGGGAGACTCATGATAATACTGCTCTTGATACCGA